AATAAAGACTATAGTCAAAACCCCAAAAATATATTTTTGGGGTTTTATTGTGCATCGATGTTTGATATGATTAATGAGCATTTATCAAAATCAATAATGAATTATTATTGGACTGGTTCGAAAACTGCCCAGGATAAAAAATAAGGCTACATATCAACGTTTATAGCTGATGTGTAGCCTTATTGTAGCCCTTTATCAAATAGGGATATTGTTTTATCAATTTCTTGTAGCCTTTTGGAGCTTAACAAGTGAGCATATACTTTCATCGTGATAGCTGTATTGGCATGTCCTAATCTTTGGCTAACATAATCAATTGAAACATCTTTAGATAATAAGTAACTCGCATGGGTATGGCGTAGTCCGTGAAATGAGACAATGTTTTTAAATTCTAACTTGGTTTGCAATTTTTTAAATGCCTTATTAACAGCACCTTGACTGATGTTAAATAACCGTCCCTGATATGATGAATTTAATCTATCAGTCAACCAGACAGGGACGTCAATTAAGCGAACAGAACTTTTGGTCTTAGTCGTATCTATCGTGCGTGTGGCTGACTGTTCTGTTTTGTTAATATCGATAACACCGTCTTTGATGTCATCCGTTGTCAGCGCTAGTATTTCGCCAATGCGAGCACCTGTTAGTGCGCCAATCAAGATGATGTCATTATTAACTGTCGGTACCAACTTAGTTTCATTTATCAGTAATAAATAATCATCAGTTTCTAAAAATTTCAAGTCATTATCTTTTGGATCAGAACCAGTGACTATTGTCCGTTCAAAAGGATTAACTTTAATAAAACCATCAAGCACGGCATCTTGATAGGCCGATTTTAGTTGTGTTTTTCGTTTAGCGGTTGTTGATCTAATATGTGTGCTACCAAATTCATTTAAATACTGTTGTGCACGCGCTCTCGTTAGTTTAAATGCCTTAGTGGTAGAAAGTATGTCGCTGCGTTCAATCGTGTGTAGGGTAGCTAAATATACCGTCATGCTACTGCTCTTGATATTGCCTTTGTAAGTTTCTAACCATTTACCAAAATATTCAGGCACGGTAATATCAGGAGCGAAAACAGCCGACAATTCATCATTATTTTTTCGATGTTCAATGTCATTTGCCCAATAGTTAGCATCGCGTTTCGTTTTAAAGCCAGATTTAGTTTTACGCACGCGTTTACCATTTTTGACAATTGACACGTTAACCGTATAAGTTGCACCACGTTTGTAAATTGATGCCATATAAAAAGCCTCCTTTAAAAGGGGGCTAACATCTGATATAATTATCAAGAACGCCCCGTGCGTTTGTATTTTTGTCTTTAGCACACCTTTAACTTTGGCGAGTAGGGTGTGCTTTTTTGTGATAAAAAAAGAGAGATTCATAAGAATCCCTCGAGCTTGTTTTAGCTCTATATAACTTAGATTAGCGTTTAACCAATCGATGCTTGTCGCACCTATAAGTTTAATTATACGCATCATAATTATTTTAAGCAATAGGGATTTAATTACTTTAATTTTATTTCAAACGTAGAGTCTAGATCTTTGATACTATTGTTATCATGGTGGACTAATAGTAACTCTTTAGTATTATTGGGATTAGTTTTACCGACAACTAAGTTTCCGGTTAATGTAGCATCTGGTTTTAAAGTACCAGAATCAAATGTATCAACGTCATCTGGAGCGATCGTGGTTACGTCTGGTTCATTTCCGTCCATTGAAAGCTTAAAATCTAAAGGATTATAGTCGTAGTCTGACTTACTCTTATTAGTAATCGTTATATTAACAACGACATATTTTTCGCCATTTTCAGCTTTTGAAAAACCGGATCCTTCATTAAAGTCCACAGAGTTAACTTTATATTCAACACCAGCGTGTTTAACCGTTTCGTTAATTGCATAAATTTTTGAGTCTTTTTTAGAAGTTTTTTCAGATGAACTTGAAGTACTCTTCTTAATATCTTCTGAAACCTTATTCATAGCATGACTGTATGCAGCTTGTGTAAATAGAACTATCGCTATTGTAACAACACTAATTACAGTACCTATAACAGCGAGAATTTTTTTATTTTTTCGATTGACAACTAAAGCGACGATGCCCAAGATTAAGGCTAAAATACCTAACACAAAAGAAAAGTTGTTGATAATCGGAATCCACGACAATAACAATCCGAACCCGCCAAATACAATACTCAAAATTCCTAATACTTTTCTTTCCATGAAATATCTCCTAAAGCTTTTTAATGTGGACGCTCGGCACATATATTTAAATAACAAAGTGTTTTGTAACGTATTCAGCCTGTTTCTCAGCTAACATTGTTGACATAGACCAGCGTTTACTGTCACCGTACATATTAAATTCAGCATGACCAGCCTCGTGAACAATGGTATTAATTTGTCGCCATTCGGGCTGTAGTGTATTTATATAAATAAATACCTTACCGCTAACTTTGTTTACTTCACCATAGTAAAGCTTGTGTTCTACTTCTATGCCGTAAAATATGTAGTCTCGAAATTTGTCGATATATATTTCTATTTCTGTCATACATGTCAGCCCTCACAGTCTACGCCTTGAGAGTTTGGCAATTTCAACTAGTTGTTTAATTTGTTCGATGTCTTCTTTAGTAGCAGCAGGGTCGATAAAATAAGCAACTTCTTTTTGCGCTGGTGTCAGGTCATCAGATGCAGTAGGATTCATCTCATCCGTGCGACCTAACAAGTAGTCGGTTGAGACGTGGAGTACGTCAGCGACTTTTTGCAAGTTGTCGGCTTTTGGTGTGGATTTTTTCCAACCATATATAGCTTTATTGCTTAAACCAGCTTTTTCATTAACAAAGTCAATGGAAAGTCCTTTTTTATTAGATATTTCTTTTATTCTATCGTAAAGCATTGTCATATCAATATTCCTATTTTATTCTGAATAAAATAGTTTGGAAAAACCAACAAAAGTGTTGACTTGTCGGAAATAACCAACTATACTTATTCTTGTAAGTTAATAGCGCAAACAAAAAAACAGTTATATCTATCAATCTTGGCGGAGGGATATGCAATAACAACGTTTATTTTGATGTGTTTACTATGCCATTATAGTTGGTTTTATCCAACTTGTAAAGTAAAACTTACAAACAATTTTACAGTAAATAATACTAAGGAGGGAATTATGAGCGTACAGGAAGCAATTCAGACACTCGAAGAAGAACGATTCAAGTTCTCACTTCATTTGAAAAAGAAGCGTTTAAAGCCTCGTATGCTTGCCCCGGTTATTGGTAAGTCTGAATCATACGTCAGACAACTACTATCTGGTGCAGCAACAGGCGACGCAGCTAAGGAACACTTGAACACGTTGTTCAAATTCACAGATTACAACGGTGATGGTTGGTTATAAGGAGAAAATAACATGAACGAAGTAGCAGTATTTAATTTTGAAACAAACGAAGTAAGAACAGTAGTGATTAACGAAGAAGTTTGGTTAGTTGCTAAAGATGTAGCAACCACGTTGGGATATTCTCGAACAGCTGATGCTGTTAAAGCACATGTTGACGAAGAAGATAAAGGGGTCGGTAAAATACAGACCCCCGGTGGAACACAACGAATGACAGTCATTAACCAATCAGGCGTTATCTCGTTAGCACTATCAAGCAAACTGCCAACAGCTAAGAAATTCAAGCGTTGGGTAACATCAGAAGTTATTCCGAGTGTATTGAAACATGGTAGTTACTCAAAACCACAAAGCACATTGCAACTATTTGATAACGCGCTTCAAGTGATGAAAGAACAAGAAACCAAAATTAACCACGTAGTTGATCGAATGGATGAGTTTGAAGACGCACAGGAAATCAGAAGCTGGGAGCAGACTGAATTATTGCGCATGAGAAAAAACAAGGTGTTTGCAATTCTAGGGAGTAAACATACGAAGCGATATAAGGCATTATCCAGTGAAGTATACCAATCAATTAGTCATGACTTTAAATCACAGTTTAACGTGCCAAGATATAACGCGTTGCCACGAAAGCAATTTGAAGACGGCAAACGGTTCTTCATTAATTGGGAACCGAGTAACTTATTAGAACTTGCCATAAAGGGCGCAGAACAACCAGCATAGAAAGGAGGTAATAAATTTGAAAGCTATATACGTAGCCGGAAAGTTAACCGGCGTAATAGTCGAGAAACAAAAAAATACATTGCTTATCAGGAAAGCGTTATTTACTTATCTGGACGATAAAGAAATAACTGTGCTTACTGGAGAAGCAATGTATGTAGATGAAAAAATACTAGACGAAGTTGAGGCAAGAATTGTCGAAGTCGAAAGCAACTCAATTGAACCAGTCAACATTAACAGACGCGTTGACTTTGTTAGAGAATTTGTCAACGTGTAATTGAACAAATTCGTCATTTATAGACATCACAATACCTTTAATAAGATAATACGGCGTCTTTGCATCAGATGATGAATTAATCAGATCACCAACTTGTGGATTAAATGGAAGTGTGAAATCAGACTTCACATTCTTTCCGTCGATGATTAGCGAATATTTAATCATGTAATTTTGTCTCCTTTCATTTATTTCAGCCTGTACGCCGATAAATAAAGGATAGCACAAAAAAACCTGACTACGGAATTAGTCAGGAGGAATATAACTCAATTATAACAGAAAAGGAATATACACATGAGTAATTTAAAAGTGATCGGTAAAGAACAAGTATCAGGATATGAATTCACTGGTATCGAGGGTGGATTCGGAGATGGCACACGAGGCATGTTGGTTCGTGATATTGCGGATATTCACAGCAAGTCAACTAAAGCTATCAATCAAGCGATCAACATGAATATCAAACGATTCAAAACAGGTGTTGATTTAATTGACTTAAAACAGAAAGATTTCGAGGTCAATCAAATTGACCTCGGATTTAGTCAAAATTCAATTAATCGTTCCTCACATATTTACATGTTAAGCGAACGTGGTTACTCAAAGTTGTTAAAGATTTTGGAAGATGATATAGCATGGGATATTTACGACAAATTTGTTGACGGATATTTCAATATGCGCAAGGCGTTTAAACAGCCAAAAAGTCCAATGGATTTCATCAAGTTACACAATGAAGCATTTATTGAAGTTGATGAACGTGTCGGCGTATTGGAAGACTTCAAGAAAGACTACGACGAAAATAGGACGATTAACGAAGATCAGGTCATTCAGATTGAAAAAGCGCGTAAGAGTAAAGCGATGAAAATTGTTGGCGGTGTTGCTACTAATGCTTATAAAGAATTTTACTCTGATATTTTGCGCAAGAAGCTGTTCCCAGATTTCAGAAAACGTTTCAATGTTAATCGCTACCGATCATTGAAAGCTAAAGAATTTAACGAAGCAATTATGTTTATTCAAAATTGGCAACCAGAAAAAGAAATGTTGTATGCCATTAAATACTCAAATGAACAAACAACATTAGATGTTAAGGAAACGGCATAGGAGAAAAAATATGGCTGAAAATATGATTATCAATGATTTAGAACGCGATGATTTAGAAATTGCGATCTGGAAAATAAACGAGGCTAAAAATATATTGAACGGCGTAATTGGAAATACTGCTGACACTGATTTCATGGCAGAACTTGAAGTGGCAACTAGTGACCTTGATGATTTCACTGAAAAGTTGCGCAGTGTTAAAAATAAATCTCAAGTGATGGATTTTGTCGAGTATCGCGATCGGTTTTTGAACAACTAAGGAGAAATTATGGCAAATGTGATAAAAGAAGAAATCCTATTCTTCCCAGACCTATTAAACAACACGCAACTTCAAAAAATGACTGGCTACAACAAAGACAATTACAGTGACCTCGTCAACATGAGGGGTTTTCCAAAGTTTGACGATGGCAGTGGACGAACAAAATATCCACGCGATGGTGTCAGACAGTTCATTAAGGCGCACACAGAATATAACTTTGATTAGGGAGGTAACACATGGCAACAGCAATCACATGGTTCATCATCATCTCAGCAGGAATCACACTGTTCAGATGGGACGAGAACCGATTTAATGAGCGAGAAGCGCAACACGATTACGAAGAACTCATCAAGAATGGCTACACACGAAAAGAAGCAGCATTCTTGATTAACAATGCAGTGGAGGATTAGGAAAATGAATAAAGAAACAACGGTAAAGCTAGTAATTAATAATATTGATGAATTATATGACTTAGTTAAAAAAGCTCAGCAACAAAGTACTGAACTTAAAGACACACTTAATTCAATTCAAATGTTTATTCCAGATGTTGAGTTCTCTAAAACGAAACAAGAATAAATTTATCATCAGGAGTAAACAGGTAATTTTTGAGAGATATATCAGATTTCATAAAACAAATATTGTAAACCCAATACGTTTCTGGTAGTTCCTGAAATTCTTCGGCTATTTTATAAATTAACTCTAATAGCGCTTCTCTATTGTTGATTAGTTTTAGCAGAGCATCTCTTGAAAACGTCTCATCTGAATACTTTGATAAATAGGTTGTTCTTAAGTTAATAGTAGTTTGTTCTTCAATTTTAAAATCAGAATCAATAAAGTCGGCACTTATTAATTCATTTTCATACTTGAAAACGAGTTTCTCAAAAGGAAAGGATATTTTATTATACTCACAGTATTCTTCCAAATTGTCCATGAAAAATTGAATGGTACGTGCTTGATGAAGTGTTAGCATAGTTCTTCTTCCTGCAACGTTTGGATAAACGGTTGCTATCAAATTTGCAAACAGGTATTCGTGTTTATAGCAGAAACATAAAACACTTGTTTGTATATATGATTATACCAGAAAAAAAGAACAGTAAGATCAAAAACAGTAGTGAAAGGACAGTTTTTGTACATGAAACTAAATGAAAAACTGAATAAATTATTACAAGAAAAAGGCAAGTCGTGGTATTGGCTTGGCAAAAATTCAGGTGTTGATATGAGTACAATTTATCGAATTAAAAACGATGAGAGTGCTGGTACAGATTTTAGCACAATGGAAAAAATAGCTGATGCATTAGATGTCAGCTTAGATGAATTTAGAAGTAATAAAGAGGGGTAGTCATGGCACAAAGAAGAATGTTCAGCAAGAAAGTTACTGATACGGATGTGTTTCTTGATATGCCACTATCAACACAAGCATTGTACTTTCATCTAAATATGCACGCAGATGATGATGGCTTCATCGATAACACTAAGACAATTCAAAGAATGATCGGGTCCAGTGAAGATGACCGAAAGCTATTAATCGCAAAACAGTTTTTATTACCATTCGATAGCGGTGTTGTAGTTATCAAAGATTGGCGTGTTCACAACTATATTCGTAAGGATACCTACAATAAAACGATTTATCCAAACGAATTAGAACAGCTTCAAATCAACGAATCAGGTCAATATGAACATCGAAATTTAGTTACGTATACAGAACGTCCACGGGACGTAGACGAAACGTTGACACAGGTAAGGTTAGGTAAGGATAGGTTAGGTAAGGTAAGGATAGATAAGGATAGTAAAGATATATTGTCTGGTTCTGACGAACCCGACCACGTGCCCTACAAAGAAATTGTTGATTATTTGAATAAAAAGACTGGGAATAAATACCGAAATAGCGGTTCAAAAACAAAATCACTGATTAAAACGCGATTTAACGAGGGATTTAGTTTAGATGATTTCAAAGCAGTGATTGATGTTAAGAGTAGTCAATGGCTTAATGATCAAAAAATGAACAAGTTCTTACGACCAGAAACATTATTTAGCAATAAGTTTGAGAGCTATCTCAACGAGAACAACGTTAAACCAAATAATACAGATATGCGCAACATGACACAGGAAGAAGGCATGAGAGCAGCATTGGGTAAATACTACAAGGAATAGATTATGAATAACGTATCAGACTTTGCAACTGAATGGATTAAATCACACGGTGGCACATTACTTAGCGAGGAAGAACTAGCAACTAAGTTAGCAGACATCGACAAGCAGGCAGAAGAAAAGGCAGCAGTTGATTATCTCGCGCTGAAACGCAAGGTATATGACCGCGATAGTTTATGGCCATCGAACCGAAAGGCAACATTCACATTTGAGAGGTGGCTACCAGAACGACAAGCAAACGTTAAGTTGGCTACAAAAATCAAAAATCAAGCAACGGATATTTTCAAACGACTAAGGTCTGATAACTTCAACATCTTCATTCTTGGCAATGCCGGTACTGGTAAAACAGCCATCACCTTAGCGCTAGTCAATGCATTGGAAAGATACAGCCACAAGACAGTGATGTTTGTTAGTACTGTGGCGTTACGTGAATCAGTCATGTATGAATTTAGTGATTTGGGTGCCAGAGCTAAATTAGATCGTATCGCAAAGTCGATGCAAGAGGTTGATGTTTTGATACTTGATGACTTTGGTTCAGAAGTAGGCATGTCTGGAAATGGCAAGCAAGCAACCGAACGTTTACAGCAGTTTTACATGAGAGTGGCTGATGCGCGCTACGAGGTGGATGAAAACGATAAAAGGACTAAGAGTACCATCGTGACGTCAAATAACGTCAGGAGCGAATTAGAGGGCATGTACAATGACAAGTTAATTAGTCGATTAGTGACTAAGAAAACAGAAAACGTGTTGTTGTTTGCTGGATTGGAGGATATCAGATGACAAAATACCAAGCAGTACGCACCGAAAACGGAGAAATAGTCGAACGTGATGTGAAGACATCCGACAGATTTAGTTGGATAGATGCACGCGTCAGGGCATTGAAATGTTTTGGCGGAGACTGGGGCTTTGAAGTAATTGAACAGTAAAAAACGTCTAGCCATTGGAGTGGTTAGACGTGAGGTATAAATGCTTTCAACGAATTTATACCTCAAGAATATCAAGAAATGAAGAGGTAGTCAAATGGTACAAGATGCAATTGATTTTTACAAGCCTGATAAAGGCTATGAAACAGTGACTTGGCAAGTGTTATTAGCCAGTGAGATGAGTTTCGCGTCCGAAACAGAAACGTTTGATAGTGAAGCAGAGGCAAGTGGTGCTGTGGCAGACAATTTAGAACTGATTGATTTGAAGATTGATCAACTCATGAAGTTACGTGACCGCATCAGTTTACAGCAGATTAGAAAGGTATTGGATTAAATGACAAACGAAGTAACAGTAATCAATGAGTGGGGCGAGGCATACACCATCGACATGCTGCGCGATAAAAAAGTCGTTGAGAATATGTCAGCTGATGCCTTGCACGATCTCGCATATGCAATCAAAGCGTTAAAGACACCAATTAAAAACGTTGAAGACGCAGTCAAGAAGAAATTAGATGACGGCGTTGAAATAAAAGGCATCAGTTACACGGAGGCGTCAAAACAGATGCTATCTAGCGATGATGAAGCACTAAAAAAAGCATTTGTTAAAAAGTACGGTTGGGACGCGGTGCAAGTCAAAACGCCAGCGCAACTAAAGAAACGATTTGGTACTGATATTCAAGAAGATTTAGATAAGGTTGTTGTTTATGAAACCCAGAACAGAGTCAAATATGACTGATATTGAAATCGAATTTAGAGGTGAATAATGAGCGTATTAAAATCATTTATTGACGTTAAAAAGCATATTAAGCAACCAGTAAAAGACGGCAATAACCCACAATTTAAAAGTGGATATGTCACATTAGACGGCGTTATTAAATCAATTGATGATGCTATATCCGAATCAAAAGAACCGTTTGGTTGGTGGCAAGAAGTTAACGACAATGTTGTCTACACAACGATTACAAACGGTGAGGACACGATTAAAATTCAAGGTTTCCCGTTGTTAGCTGTTCAAAACAACAAAGCGGTAGCTCTAGATGGTGCAACGCCACAGGCGCTGGGTTCTGGTTTGACATACGCCAAACGTTACAGCTTGGCAATGGCGTTTGGTATATCAAGTGACGTTGATGACGACGGTAATGGCGCACAAGGGCAACAATATAAGCCAGCTAACAAGTCAACGAGTCAAGATAAGCCTAAAAATCCATTACACAGTGAGTTTGGAAAGTTGGCTAAAAAGATTGAGTCAAAAAACAGCATTGACGAAACGCAAGTTTATTCAATCATATCTACGCAATTCAGCTTGCAAGTTAATGAATTCATGGACTTTGTCAAATTGAGCGATAACCAAAAACAGACGATTATTGAATTTATGCGAAAATCAGCGCAATAAAATACGACCAGATCATCGTCGTAAAACTGATTAGTCCAGTGGAATAGGTTTGTCAGAATTTCCTGCGTCCGCTCGACATGGCGTAACCATGCAGATGGGTGAGATGCCCATGAGGTGAACAGATGACAGAATTATTTGGACAGGTCAGGAAATTAGATGTTAACAGTGGACTGATTACATTGTCCGTTGATGATGAAAGCATTCATACATTGCAGCGATACCACAACAATGACAAACAACAAACCATCTCGATTGTCGTTAACGATGACAATGAGCCGTCACCACAACAGCGTAAATTCGCGTTCGCACTGCTTAATGACATTTGGTCGGCACAAGTAGGTGGCGAGTGGTTGGAGACGGTAGAGAGCACGAGAAGGCACTTTTACAACGTGTACGAATATTATTATGGGCTGGACTTTGGCGAATTTAGTCTAAGCGCCGTTAAGGGTAGCAAGACAGCAACTAACCAATTTATTAATTTTCTACTCGATTTTGCAGCAAGTCACAATATCGGCTTAAGTGTAGTGCCACTGAATGAGTTGGAAACGCAAGAGATTAAGAAATGGGAGTATATGTGCCTGATGAACAAACAATGCGTGATTTGTGGGAAGAAACCCAGTGACTTACACCATTTAGATACCGTTGGTTCGGGTATGGATCGAAAAACGATCAACCATTTGAAACATAAAGCAATTCAACTATGCCACGAACATCACAATGCCGCACATAACATGGGAGCTATTAGTTTCTTGAAAATGCATCATCTGGTTGGTATTGAAATTGATGAAAAAATAGCAAATGCACATGGATTAAACACGAGGTAATTATGATATTTAAATTTTTCATCGAGCCACAACAACAGGAACGCCCGCGAGCAGTTAGATTTGGCAATGGCGTACGAATGTATGACCCAAAAGCGACTAAGTTGTACAAAGAGACACTGGCACTCATTGCTAGGTCAGAAGTGGTTAAGAAAGGCTACAAACGTCCACAAGGCGCATTAGCGGTTAATATGACGTTTGTGCGGTCGATGCCTAAATCATTTACTGCCAAACAAAAAAAGATGGCACTTGATGGCGAGTTACTGCCACGCAAGAAACCAGATTTGAGCAATTTTGTTAAAAGCACAGAGGACGCGTTAAACGGTATCCTGTGGGACGATGACAACGCTATCGTGCAAGAAATCAGCTCAAAGATATACGGGCAACAGCCACGTGTAATCGTTGAAATTCACACGATTAATGATAATAAATTTTGAGGTAAGAACATGAGAGAACTCAGACACGACAATTTAATTTTATTTTCAGAAGACCCTGAAAATACGCACATTGGTAGATTAGTTGCTAAACAGATGTTGGCGTTGGATTACAAATATGCAGATGTGGCTCGCAGGGGGGGATTTAACGATGGGAACAACGTCATTATGATCGTTAGTGGTAGGAGACGTGACCCGTATTTTAGCTCAATTGTTAAATTATCCAAAGCGCTTGATTTAAAACTAGAAAAATTTGTAGAGGAGAAATGATGATTAAAACAGCCAGTAAAACAATACACAAGATATTTGGAGTTAAAGAGTCGTTTAAACTACCAGATGAAATGATGAAGATCGTTCTCGACAAAGAAAAACGTGAAACAGCAATGATGAGATATTTAGACGAGTACACTAGAGATTTATCATATGACGGATTTCATGAATATTACGAAGAGGAACAGGCGGAACGGAAGAAAAACAAACAAGATTTTACGCCTGATTCAATATCAGATATATTGTCAAAAATCGTTGGCACTAGTAACAGTTACTACGAGCCAACAGCTGGAACAGGTGGCATGCTAATCAGAAAATGGCATCAAGACCAAATGGCCACTAGTCCTTTTGATTACAAGCCATCTAATTACCTGTTCTTCGCGGAAGAATTGTCAGACAGGGCGCTACCATTCTTGATTTTTAACCTAGCAATACGCGGAATAAATGCTGCCGTGATACATGGTGATGTGTTGACTAGAGAAGCGCGCGGTGTGTTCTTTATTCAAAATGATAACGATGATTTTTTGGGTTTTTCAAGCGTGAATGTGATGCCTTACTCTGATGAAGTCAAAAAATATTTCGGTATTCAAAAATGGGAAGGCGAGAAATACGAAGCGCATATAGAAAGTGAGTTAAACACATATGGAATATTTGACATCTGATGTTGAAGTTGAAAGTTTAAAACAGAAAATAGTATCATCTGTTAGCAAGATGAAATTTTGGGAATATTTTGAATGGTTTGCAGTAAATTACAAAAAGGATTTCGTGACTAAAGTCACTTATTACAAGTACCAACTTACAAAAAAGTGGTTGGAAAATAATTTACACGAGTGAAATTCATACGTGGTCGATTGAAGTTTGAAGTAAATGGACAAGCAACAGATACAGCGCCGTTCCCAAGCGCGCTTGTTGTTTATGGGATTTGAAAGGCAAATAAAATGATTAAAATGACCAGAGAACAATACGAGCAAATGATGGCTTACAAACGCGTAACTTGGTTTAGCGTTTTCATTGCAAAGGTCAACGGAGCATTAGATTATGAAAATCTAACACTGCCGACTGTTATTGCCTTTGATGATTGGGGTGCTAGTAAAGAGCGTGAAATGGACTTGATGAAAGCGTGGATTTCGCCAGAAGATGTTGAGATAGTGTGATGATATGAAACGAATAAAAGAACTAATACCGGGTGCGTTAGATAATTTCAATGCGTACTATGATACGAATTATAGAAACGGCGAATTCTTAGTGTTCTGGTTGGTGTCGTTCGTATTACTGGAAGTGAGAGATATTAAGAAGTTAAAGGAGTAACGCGTGGCAGATAAGATTGATAAATTCTTAAGCGATTATTATTCAGGCGTGATCGAAATGCAGATTAGGCTACGCATTAGAGAACTGGAAACGCCAACGTCATTTGATGAAAATATAGGCGGTGGAAAGGCAGAAAATAAGCGTAACATTCAAACTGAAAATGACATCATCATTCAAGAAAGCGATTATATTTTGCAATCATTCATTAGAGACAGATGGTTTATGTCTAATTTCCTAAAGGTGCTGACCAGTGAAGAAAGAGCCATGCTTGAATTGCGTTATGATCGTAGAAGAAAGCGAAATTGGCTTCAATTGGCAAGTATATTGTCAAAGTCAGAGAGTCAGTGCTACCGAGATATGCAGAGAATTAAACAGATTTATAGGACTTCTGTTTTTGCTAGTCGGGCTGTGGATAAGTGAAAGTGCCAAAAATATGCGAGTTTTGTGAAGGTTTTTAGGCGAAAAAGGGTGTTATATTTGTATCATCAAATAGTTAACAAAAATTCCATAAAGTGTTATTTAGATGGTGTTGGATGTTAAGGCTTGATACAATAACCTCTATTTGTTGTTGTGAGTTAAAAATAATGTATAAATTAACTATTGACAACTGTATATATACAGAGTATTATCGTAAGCGTTGTGTGAAATATCGTTATAATAAGGAAAAAGTGATAGAATATCATGAAATATAAAAAAACAATCATTACTGTAGCTGCTGCGGTAGCTATCTCGTTTGGCGCTGCAACTGCTGTGGCGGATAGTGGTTCATGGGCTGGTACTCCTAACCTGTCTAACACACGTAATATAATTGACCAATTAGGTAACAAACTAACTGACCAATCAACTAAGGTGTCTAATATGACACAACAAAGTGCTGATCTCCAAAGTCAATTGACAGCAGCACAGAACAATGTATCGAAACTTCAAAATCAGATGAACGATTTGAAAAATCAATTAGGCACTGCAAGTTCAACAAACGATAGCTTGCAACAACAAATTCAACAAAAAATAGCTGAAACGCAACAGGCAATTGCCGACGGGAATAATAAGGTGGCTGCGGTTCAACAACAAGTTGATGCTAAACAAAAAGATTTAGATGCAGCAAATGCGACGATTTCTAATTTACAGAGCCAACTAAATGATGCGCAAAAAAAATTGAATGACTCAACCAATCAAAGTTCTCAAACAAAGCAACAAAACGACAATGCTTTGCAAGATGCAAAAGACACAGAAGCACATGCACAATCTGTTTTAAACGCACATCAATAAAATAAATACAATATTTAACACAACAAAAGTTAAGCCCAAAAGCGGCTTGGCTTTTTTATTTGTGGTTATTGCTCATCCATTAAAAGCAACGTTACACACGCTTCGGAAAAAGCCACTGTGTATGTAAAAATACGATAGGTTGGAATATCTATCATTACGCGAGGTGAAAGTTGGTAGCGTGCATGGTGTCATGAACCGTGATAGGGTGGTTCGATTCCACCGCCTCGCATTGCTAGCCAAGGAAGACGGACTAGCGCTTAATGTTATATGGGCAGTAATGCTCGTACATATTATTTAGCACCTTAACGGGTGCTTTTTTATTGGAGAAAATTATGGGAAAAAAGATAAATAAATATGTTCAATTAATTTTTACAATTTTGCTCGTTGTACTGGCTGCTTGGAACCACAATATAACTGCCGTTATGTTAGCTGCTGTTTCTATACTGTTAACGGTTCGTTATAATGTATAATTAAAATAAGTCATAAAAAATGGATGTATAAATGAAAATTGGTTTTGCAAATAAATATTTATTAGACAATGTCACAAGGCAAGTTGGTTATGTATTTGCTATATCTTCCGTCATATTAACATTTTTAGATTTTTCTAAAAAAATTAAGTTATTTATTTTTGTTGGCACTTTGATACTTTCACTATTCATATACATAGCAAATTTAATATTTGCCAATTTGATGAGTTTCACTACCTTTAAGGTTGGGGAATCAGAAATCAGAATTCAGAAGGGGGATATTTTCTCAAATGAAATTTTTAATAACCCTGATTTTATAAAGGTTATAAATGCTAATGAGTATTTTGACACGATTGTTAATGAAGAAATCATATCTAAAAGATCGGTTCATGGAAAATTTTTATTAAGGAGCGATGTCGACGTTTCTAAAGTAGATGATGCCATTAAAAAAGATAAAAGGCTAAATAAACGACATAAGGTGGGTGAAAATTTAGATCGTGAAGAGGGTAACCAAATAAAGTATGAGCTTGGATCGATTTTTAAATATTCAGATGACGTTTTTTTAACAGCATTGACACACTTCGATGAGTATAATAAGGCTTATTTGTCAATACAAGATTTCATTCGATTTTTAATAAATTTCTGGGATGAAATTGATGAATTATACGCTGGAAGAACAGTCGTAATAACGCTATTTGGTTCTAATCTAGCAAGGTTGGATAATAATACCTATAGCAACACACAAATTTTAGACACAATTCTCTGGACATTTAGATTAAGAAGGATTAAATTTAAGAAGCCTACTAAATTAATTATTTTATTAGACAGAGAAACAAATCAGAAAATTAATTACTATAAGATAAAGGACAGGTTTTATGGCTTACAGGAATAAAGTATATGTTGCGTTCGATGGGGACAACGATATATTGAAATACGATTTAATTAAAGCATGGTCTAAAAACCAGAATATAGATTTTCACATTGATGACGCACATGATTTGAATACATCTAAAGATTCAAGTCAAGAAGCTTCTATCAAACACAATCTGAGTATTAGATTTTTAAACTCAAAAGCGTTTATATTATTAGTTGGAGAACATACAAAATATTTGACGAAATTCGTGAAGTGGGAAATTGAAACAGCGATTAGATTAGAGTTGCCAATTATTGCTGTGAATTTGAATGGTAAAAAGAGAGCGGATGAATTGATGCCTCCACTACTAAAAGGAAATCTTTCTATTGTAGTACCATTTAAAATGGTTGCTATTAAATACGCATTGGAAAATTGGCCAGAATATGATAAGAAATACCGAAAAAACCAAGATCATAGACAATATCACTATAATGATAAAGTCTATGATAGCTTAGGGATATAAACTATCTTACCGCTAGTTAGTTAAATCTAACGGCGGTTTTTGTTTGGAGAAAATTATAGATAACAAACAAAAGCTAAAACAATTAAAACGTGCCAAACACAAGTCTGAACGGTCACAAAAAAATAATTTTCCAGACGATACGTCTAATATTTCTAGACAAAGATTTTTAATACATAAAATATTCAAATGATGAGTTATGAAAATAGATCGCGATTATGGACTTGTCGCCAGTGATGATGAATTAAACATCTATCGCAAAATTGACAAGCAAAGACAATATAGCAGGAAACAAAACAAAGCATCTAAACGCAAACGTCACACAGACAAGCGTAAAGATGCTTTTTATGAAGATAGGAAGTGGCAGTGATGATTCGTTTGAATTGGACTGATGAACAAAAGAATAGAATCATCGAATTAAGCAAACAAGGTTTATCATCAGCTAAAGTTGCACAACAGATGTTTGATGAATATGGCGTTAACTTTAGTAGACGTACGGTAGCGAGGTTTATCGCCACTGGTCAGACTAGTGGCCGTTATAAAGGTAAGACGAAACCAAAAGTCAAAGATGTAAAACGTGGCACTGAAATTGTCATCAACAAGGACGGTAGCACAACATCATCTACGACAATGCAGATGACTTCTGAACAGGCCAAAGACCCAGACTTCGTATTAAGAGCACATGGCTTTAATCCGGACGATTGGGATATCGTATCAGCACGCAATAACTTCTGGCAACAGAACAGTGTTGAGAATGGTTTGATTGATTTGTATCAGTCTAAGATTACGGTTAAGCCTAAAGTTGATAAAGAATTAACGCCACAAGATATTGCTGATCTGTTTAAGCATGACGTTAAACCATACATAGTTGAACAGGTTGCTCGAGACACGCACAATTTGGTGGTACCGCTTCCTGATATGCATTTTGGTATAACTACACTAAAAGATGTTGAAAGTCACTTAGATAAGCTGTTAGGTATCTTAAACAAAGGATACAAAACAATTGTTATTGAACAGCTGGGCGATTTGTTCCATTCTAGTCAAATATGGTCGTCACAAACTATGCGAGGAACAATGCTAGATGAAGTTGATATGGTACAAGCTATTGAAGATGCTAAACAGTTCTTTGATATTTTGGTACCAGTTTGTTTGAACAACAGCACATCTGTTTACATTAAGCAAATGGCAGGCAATCATTCAGGAAACATGGAGTATGTTTTCATGGAGTATTTGAAAGCTAAGTATCCACAGGTCATCATCAAAAATAATATTAAGTATCGTGATGCTTACTTGTTAGATAACGTTGGTATCATGATAGCTCATGGTGATTTAGCACCTAAGAATTTGCCTATGCTAATGGCTAATGAGTTTGGCGGTGTATGGTCGTTATCTCACAGTAAAGAGATACACAAGGGTCACTTTCATAAAGAGAAAGCGGTTGATGAGGGTGGCGTGATTAGTAGGCAACTTGGAACAATAAAGCCTAATGATAAGTATGAGATCAGTAATGGTTGGACGTTATCTAAGAAAGAACTATATGCACTTGAGTACGATAGTGACAACTTAGTTGCCGAGTGGCACGTTTAGGAGAATGATATGCAACAAGGACACCCAAGACATAAACAGTTGAGTAGAGCCAGGCATGAAATGTATTTGCACAACAGACACAAATCTTTGGTAGGTGTTACTGCTATAAAAAACCTATTCCTCGCATTTGGTGAGTCTGTCAAAACGGCTGGTCAAAAAATACAAAAGGCATTTGGTGTTATTAACGAACAAATGTCTGCACCCAACACTGAGCTAAACAATGTGCCTGTTGTTGATTATGACAATTTTAAGGTTAAAGGGATTGGGACTAATGCTTTTCTGAAAGGAGGTGACACAATGACATGAAACTAACATCAAAACAACAGAAGTTTGCTGATGAGTTCTTAGAGACTGGAAACATTGAACAATCAGCAATTACAGCAGGTTATTCTAAAGCTTATGCCCGAGGGAATGCACACAAATTAGTTGCAAATGTGAGCATAAAATCATACATAGAGGAACGCATGGCTGAAATCAAGTCTAAGCGTATCATGGGCATTGAAGAAGCTGTTGAAATACTCACTAGCATTGCTAGAGGTGAGATGAAAGAGACTGTTGTTGTGGGCACTCCTATTGGTGCTGAAACGATTGAGAAAGAAGCCGACTTAAAGACACGTATTAGTGCGTTGAAAGAAATAATGAAGCGCTATCCTGATAATGATAAGTTGGTTGAACAACAAATACGTAAACTTAGTGCTGAAGCTGATATATCAGAGGCACGTGCTAAAGAGTTGATGAGTGATGGATATGTTGATGATGTACAAATCATAGGATTCGATAGGAGGAAGGCAAATGCTGAACGTAGCGAAGATAGTTAACCCAGCATTTGACCACCTGTGGGAAACAAACGCATCTAATATCATTGAAAAGGGCGGACGTGCCAGTACTAAGTCGAGTGGTATTAGTATCTATCTAGCCATGGGTATGATGAGTGATCCTGATGCCAATGTGGTTTGCTATCGTAAGGTAGCTGGTAATCTCAAACGTAGCGTATATGAGCAGATTAAGTGGGCGTTAGATGAATTACATGTATCATGGTTATTTCGCTTTAAAACATCCCCTATGGAGATTATAGATAGGCGTAATGGTAGTGGGTTCTACTTCTCTGGTGTTGATGACCCAAGTAAGCAGAAGTCATTCAAGATAGCTAAAGGATATGTACGTTGGTTGTGGTTTGAAGAGGCAACAGAGTTCAGTAACTTTACCGAGATACACACGGTTCAATTATCATATACACGTCAAAAACTACCCAAAGGCATGCAAGTTGTCACGATATTCTCGTACAACCCACCCCGCAACCCATATGATTGGATTAATGAATGGGTGGAGAGTGTTAGCGATGATGCTGATTTCTTAGTAGTGCATACCACGTACCTAGATGACGAGTTACATTTTTTATCTGAACAGTATTTACACGACATTGAGAAGTACAAACACAATGACTATGACTACTACAGGTGGCAATTCTTAGGCGAACCAGTTGGACTTGGTACTAATGTTTATAAGATGGACTTATTCCAACGACTGGAACACTTAGAAGATTTAAACGACTCTGTTGTTGATTTATACTTCTCTGCCGATGTCGGACACTCCGTATCAGCGACTGCGGTTGGCTGTTATGGCGTGACTTATCATCGCAAAGTTGTGCTAATAGACATGTGGTATTACAGTCCAGAGGGTAAAGTCGACAAAATGGCACCTGACGACTTATCCAAGAACATTCATGACTTTATAGAGAAAATGTATGCAAAGTATGGTAAACCAATCAGTAACATGACTATGGATAGTGCTGAAGCTTCACTTAGAAACCAATACCATAAAGATTACGGCGTTGATTGGCATCCTGTTGCAAAACTAAAGAAACCAGACATGATCGATCGTGTGCAAAACTTACTTGCACAGGGTCGTTTTTATTATCTGCCAACTGAAAATAATATTAAATACTTTATTCCACAACATCAGAAATATCAATGGGAAGAAAAGTCTTTACAGACTGATGAACCCAAGGTGATTAAGGTAGATGATCATTCAGTGGACAGCATGCAGTATATGGTTCTTGATAATGAAGACGTACTAGACCTTGCATGGTAGGAGCGTATATGACAATCAGAGATAAACTACATGATCTTTTTACGAAAGGAAAGTTAAGCATGGGATTTGGGAAGACACTTGCAAATATCACAGATGACCCACGCATTAATTTGCCACCTAGTGAGATTGCGCGTATTAGAGATGACTTAAATTATTATAGCAATAAGTTTGGCGATATTAAGTTCTTTAATACGAAGAATGAACAGCGAACACGCAAGCAGTTCACGTTGTCGATCACGCACCAAGCAGCACGCAAATTGGCATCTGTTATCTTTAATGAACAAGTGACCATATCAGTGGCTGGCGAAGAGATTGATAAATTCATAGATGGCGTGATGCGCGATAACTTGTTTAATCTCAAATATGAAGAATACCTTGAGACAGCGATTGCTACTGGTGGCTTTGCGATACGTCCATACATTGATGATAACAATAAGGTTAAGTTGGCATGGATACGTGCAGATCAATTTGTACCGCTGCAATCTAACACTAATGATATTCAATCGGCGGTTATCGTTAATAAGACAACAGCAACAGAGAATGGACGTACGGTTTATTACTCGCTTTTGGAGTTTCACGAGTTTGATGGCGGATTAAATCAAGAGACAGTCACGAACGAGCTGTATCGTAGCGAAGATGTTAATGAGGTTGGACAACAGGTTAATTTAACAGCGTTAGATGCTTATGCAAACCTGCCAGAACAAGCAGTTATTTCTGATGTTATCCGTCCATCGTTCGCCTATTTCAAGACACCTGGCAAGAACAATCAATCGATTGAAAGCCCATTGGGTATTGGCATTGTTGAGAATAACAAGCATGTGATTGAGGCAATTAATACCACGCAAGATCAGTTCTATCGTGAAGTTAAGTTAGGTAAGAAACGTATTGCTATTGATGGCACATTAATGAAACCTAGCACGCAACACGCCGGTGATGACAACCGTGGTTACCCTATGTTTGATCCAGATGATGACGTGTTCATGCAAACAGGTGAATCTAAAGATGGTAAGCCGTTGCTTCAAGACTTAACCAATGACATTCGTGTTGGCCAATACTCTGATGCGCTTCAATTATTCATACGCGAGTTTGAAAACAATATCGGGTTATCACAAGGCACATTATCGACTGATGCCACTAAGAGCACAAAGACAGCCACAGAGGTTGTATCAGACAACAGTGAGACTTATCGGACACGTTCGAGTTACATCACACAGGTTGAGAAGCAGATTAAAGAATTGATTATCTCAATCGTGCAGTTAGCTACTAAGTCTGAATTATTTGATAGCGCACAAGCACCATTGTCGGTCGATTTAATCAATGAACCACTAGAGATTAACCTACACTTTGATGATGGCGTATTCGTCGATAAGGATAAGCAACTCGAAGAAGATTTAAAAGTTGCATCTGTTGGACTGATGCCAAAGAAACAATTCTTAATGCGTAACTACGGTTTGAGTGAGGAAGATGCGCGGGCTTGGTTAGATGAACTGCAAGCAGAAGCACCAGAAACTGATAATATGCCTGATACACAAGCCGGCATGTTGGGTGGTAGTGACGGAGGCAGTGATGAATGATTACGCCAAACTCAATGCAACAGCAAGCAGATAGCATAGCTAATATTTATGCAAAACTTGAACAGGATATATTCAGTCTATTAATCAAATCAGTTAATGATAGCGATTGGGACAAGATAAATGCTGATAACGTCATGATGTGGCAAGTCGAGCAGCTAAGTAAGATGCGCGCATTAACGCGTGATGTAATTAGATTGGTTGCTAAATCAAATAAGGTTTCAGAACGCGAGTTGACTAACTTAGTTAAACGTAACGGCTTACAAATTGTTAGTGAGATTGATACTAAGTTACAAGACATCATGAATAAACAAGTGAGCGTGGGTGCAGATACAACTAACATGTTGGACTCAATTGTACGCCAAACATTCCTTGATATTAACAACAACGTCAATCAAACATTAATCACGACTAATTATCAAAACAACGCTGCTATGAAGACGTTTCAAAGCATCGTCAAGCAATCAACACTAGAAGTCACAAGTGGGATTAAAACACCAGAGAGAGCCGTTAGAGATAATGTCTATAAGTGGGTTGATAAAGGTATTGATACAACGCTTATTGACAAAGGTGGTAACAGTTGGTCACTCGAGAGTTATTCGCGGCTGGTAATTAATGCAACCGCACATCGTACATTCAATGATTTAAGATTGAAGCGCATGAAAGACTTTGGTATGGGACAGGCAATGATGAGCTCACATGCCGCTGCTCGTGAAGCTTGTGCACATATTCAAGGCACGGTGGTTAATGTCGTGACCAGCGATAATGAAGCCTACAACCCTAAATATGACAGTATCTATAATCACGGTTATGGCACATTCGCAGGAACACAGGGCGCAAACTGTAGCCACACATTAACGCCGTTTGACCCAGATGTTAACACTGATGTGACACCTAAACATTATGACCCTGATGAGGCTATTAAACGTGGTAAAGAACAGCAGAAACAGCGCAACATGGAACGCGCTATACGCGCTAGTAAGAAACGCCTAACAGCTGCTAAACAGTTGAAAGATACTGATATGGAGGCAAAGATGAAGTCGCGTATATCTAATCAACAGAAGAATTTACGAGAATTTATTGGCGATAAGGATTATTTAGGGCGTGATTATTCAAGAGAATCTATTCAAAGCTTTTAAAACTAGACCTGAGCACGTCTATAAAAGGCTTTTTAAAGTTCAAAAAATTCGGTGACGTTACACCGTAAAAACACAAAGGAGATTTTTATGAACAGGGATACATTGCAAAAGTTTGGTCTATCAGACGACCAAGTCAACCAAGTCATGGCTGAACACGGTAAGGATTTAGAGAAGTCAAAGAGCGTTGAAAGTGAATTAGAGCAGTTGAAACAGCAAAACACTGAACTAACATCACAAATCAGTGACCGCGACAAGCAACTTAAAGACTTATCGGGTAAGGCTGACGGTAATGAAGAGCTTCAATCACAAATCAAGTCATTGCAAGAGCAAAACAAGCAATCAAAGACTGATTATGAAACTAACATTACCAAGTTGAAGCGTGATGGCGCTATTGAATTAGCATTGCGTGAAGCTAAAGCTAAAAATCCCAAAGCAGTGCGGGCGTTATTAGATGGCGAAACAATCAAGGTTGATGAAGATGGCGTACATGGTCTGAAAGAACAACTGGAGCAATTACACACGAGTGATGCTTACTTATTTGATGTTTCTGAACCAAAGGCACCGCAAGTTAAGGTTTTTACTGGCGGCAATCCATCTGGTGGAGATGGTTCAAAAACACCTAAGTTAAGTTCACTTTCATACAAAGAGGCGCTTGAGTTAAAACAATCTCAACCAGAAGTTTATGCTCAAGCCGTTTCGGAAAATCAAGGAGAATAAAGCATGGCAAATGATTTAACAACATTAGAACAGATGATTGATCCTGAAGTAATGGGTGAGATGATTCTGGCTCAACTTCAAAAAGCAATCAAGTTCGGTGCGATCGCGCCTATTGATAACACATTATCAGGACGACCCGGTGACACGGTTACAGTTCCACGATGGAAATATATCGGCGACGCTCAAGATGTTGCTGAGGGCGCAGCGATTGATTATGCACAAATGGCTAACTCAACTGACACTTTCACGGTTAAAAAAGCCGCAAAGGGTGTTAAGTTAACAGATGAAGCTGTATTATCTGGATATGGCGACCCAATTGGAGAGGCAACACGCCAAATTACAATGGCCATTGCATCAAAGCTTGATAACGATACGCTTGCCGCAGCTACTAAATCACGTCTAACATTGTCTTCTGCTGATTTCACTAAGTTAGATTTTATTGACACTATCGAAGCTGCGTTTATTGATGACACTTCTGATAACAACTTTGAGGGTGACGATGCAAATGCACAAGGTGTTATTTACATGAACCCTAAGGATGTCAACAAAGTTCGTAAAGCAGCAGCGCAAGATTGGGATCGTGCAACAGCATTAGGCGATTCAATCTTATCGACCGGCGTGTTCGGTGGCGTGTTAGGTTGGCAGTTCATTCGTTCACGTAAAGTTCCGGTTGGCTCAGCTATTGTTGCTAAGCCTGGTGCCATGAAGACGTATCTCAAACGCGCCGTTCAAGCAGAAACAGGACGTGACATGGACAACAAGTCAACTAAGTTCAATGCTGATATGCACTATGGTGTGGCTATCTATGATGATACTAAGCTATTGGCCATCAACCCATTCAACTATGCTGATGGTACTGTAATCGACCAAAACATTAAGAAGACTGAAAACGGTTCAGTCCGCAAGTCAAGTAAGACTGGAACAGAAGCACCAGTGACACCACCAGCAGGCGGCGGTGAATAATCGAAAGGAGTGAGTTATGTATTTAACTTATCCTGAATTTCAAAGTATATTGCCTAATTCTGTTTCAAATGACGTGTTTGAGCAACTACTACCAAATGCTGAAATACAAATTGATACAGTCACTAATTACTTTTACGGCATGCCTGATTCGCATGTATTAGATGATGATGCCGTTTCTGAATATAAGTGGTTAAAGTCTAGGGCAAGTGCATTTAAACGTGCTATTGCGCTGACAATTGACTACATGGACAGGAACAGTATCACAGATAGTTCTGATTTGAATAATGGATCATATTCTAGTATTGAAATTGGACGTACAACATTGCAATCTGCTAATGGTGGTGGTACATCGTCAACCAGCAGTGGTTTCGCAGTGCCTGATGAAGTTTTGTCTTTATTAGGTCGGTTCGGTATGAGATATGGGGGTGTTGCTAGTGTCTAGGATACCAACAATTCCCAAGAAATGGGCTAACCAACAAATCATTTACAAAGATCCGACTGGCGCAAAAGACAAGTATGGTAAGCAAACAGTCACAGAAACAATCATCAACAATTGTGTGGTGCAGCTCGAAACGATCTATTCGGGAACGAACAATGATCGTCAAGTTGTCGCTAATGCAGTTGTTTTTTTGTACGCAAGTGTTGCTAATCCGTTTTTGAAGTTCGACAAGAACAGCCAAGGTAACAAGATTGTTTTCGATAGCGTTGAGTACACGATTAAGCGCATTGTTGACAACCGTGACCCGTTGAGTAATGAAGTTTGGTCATATGAATTGGAGGTATTGTGATGGCAATTACACTTGATTTTAGACGAGCCAATAATATTCTGACACATAAAAATAAAGCTGCCGCGCAATACAAAGCTGCTAATCAAGCAATGATGGCTATGGAACGATTTGTACCAATGTCTAATCAGCAAAAGCAGAACAGGTTACGTACTGAAACTAGTCTATCTGCTGATGGTCAACACATTAACTACGCCATACCATACGCACGGGCACAATTCTACGGCTTCACTAACAGCGGCGCTAAGATACAGAATTACACAACACCTGGAACAAGCAGACGTTGGGATTTGCGTTTGAAAGGCAATAAAGAGCTTATGAAGACTGTAACTGATGCATTCGGAAAGGAGTTGTTGAGTTAATGGACTTAATCGAGAGACTAGCAGACAAAATTAATACGCTTGATTTGCCACAAATGATGATTATTGATCATTTAAACAGTAGTAGCGATTTCGGAATCTACATGCAACCGGGATCGCGAGTAATCAGTGAAGATTGGTCTGGTATTCAGGAACGTTTGTTACCTTTCGAGATAGCTTTCCGTACTGATGATTTTGAATTAGGAAGTAATACACTTTGGAAAATCAGCGAGCTATTGGATAGCATAAATTCGATTGAAACAGATGGCACATATGAATTCAATAAACTGAACATAGAACCACAACCGTTTTCAATCAATGTAGATGTCTCTAATAAAGGCATTTTTTTATTGGATTTCAGTGTTGAAATCACACAAAAAATTAAATTAGGAGAATAAATCATGGGTAAATTTAACGAAAACTGGCAGAATAAGCTGGAAATTGACATCAAAGGCACTACATCACTTGCTGATATTGAAAAGGCAACATGGGCACCTTTGTCAGAAGGTATTCAAACAATCACACCAGCAGCAGCTGAAACGGCTGATACAACGCCTTATTACAGTGGCGAAGGCTTTTCAGATGTTGATGTCACTGGTAAAGCGATTACATTTGCTATTGCTGGTCATCGTTTAGATGGCGATGCAGCACAAGATTACATCGCTAGCAAGTTTACATCTGTCGGTGACACATTGCGCACGTTAGCACGTTGGACTGCACCTAACGGCGACAAAGTTCAATTCGTGGCAACGTTGCAAGCAATCGTACCTTTCGGTGGTGCTGCCAACGTTAAGCAGACATTTAGTTTCACACTTGCTGCTAACGGTAAGCCACAAGCTGTACCTGCCACAACTACACCAGATGGTGGACAAGGTTAATAACTAATAAGCGACAACGGCTAAACGTTCAAATGGGGTGAGAAGCCCAATTACATAACTAGCATATAGGAGAAAATTCATGGCAATTAACATTTCAAGTTTGGTTATCAAATCAGAAAGTTTCAAGATTGGAGACAGAACATACACGGCAAAGTACACACCTGAATTAGATGATAAGTTTTCAGACTTCTTACTAAAAATGGGTGATTTGTACAAGCGTATCGAAGACGAAGATCGTGATGACGACATAACGCTTGATGAACAACGAAAAGTCGTTCGTGATGCCTACACAGAAATGGCTGACAACTCAAAAGAGTTCTTGGAAGCTGCGCTGGGTAAACAATCATCTGATGAAATTATTAAATATGTTGATAATCGTACGATCACACTTGTTAAAATTGCCAAGGCTATCTTTGAAGCTGGACAAAGTGACGAGTTGAAAGCTAAATATGGCAGCAACCGTGAACAACGCCGCAACAAAGGCAATGACTAATGTTTTCATTCACTAAACGTCCTGAGACGACGATTAAATTATTAGATGGTAAGTATCGACTTAATTTAGCTTTCAATGTCGTCATTGAGGCGTTTGGCGTGTTGGATACTGATTTAAGCGATGCAGAAAAGGTTGAGCGATGTTTTAATTTATTGGTTATTGATAAGCTACCAACTAATGATTTAGCAGTCAAAGGCGATATTGTTGCTGGTGTTTTTCAGTACATTAATGAACGACCATATGGCAACGAAGAAGATGATGGCAGTCAAGCAACTGATGAACAATCTAGCGCTGCTAATCATGCTGATTTTGATTACGAACAGGACGCAGGAGCAATCTACGCGTCTTTTTTGATGTACTACCACATTGATTTAAATCAGATGATTGACCGTATGCATTGGGATCAATTCAAGGCGTTGTTTGACAACTTAGGCGCTGATACACCTATTCAGAAGATTAGACAATATCGCAGTGATGACTTGTCACAATATGCTGATGATCCAAAGCAAGCGCAATTTGTTAGTCAAATGCAGTTCTATTACCACCTTGATAAAGAGGTTGAAAGTGATGGCTTCTCAAGTAATGCGTCATCAATATTTGACATGATGATGAATGATTCTAAATAAAGAGGAAAGGAGGAATTTAAATGGCTGATGGTTCAATTAATATCGATTTGTTACTAAATGATAAATCTGACCCCACGTGGACTGAATTTAATGCCAAAGCCGAAAAGCAAGGCAAGAGTGGCTATGAGAAGTTCAAAGATGCATTTAAAGGTGATCCATTAGTTGCAAAATTGGAGGCACAAGCTGATAAAGCTGGCATCAACGACTTTCGCGAGTTACTAAATAAGCTGCCAAAAGAGAAACAAACAGAATTATTGGCCAAAGCTGAAAAAGGCGAGGCGATAGACTTTCAAAAGTTTATCAAAGACATACCAGACGCTAAAAAGATCATGCTTGAAGCACAGGCTAAACGTGCTGGTATTGATAATTTTGAAGAGCTACTCAAAAAGTTGCCTAAAAAGACACTCACTGACTTGCAAACGCGTGCTGAAAAAGGTGAAGTCATCAACTTTGAAAAAGAGTTGAGAAAGCTGCCATCTAAAGTGGTTTCTACAGTTGAACTAAATGACAATGCATCTACCGGATTACGTTCACTAAAGCAACAAGCGGAAGAAGTTGGCGACAAGTTTCATCGTATTAAAGAGATAGCCGTAGGTACATTCATTGGCTCTGCGGTAGCTGGTGGCATACGAACAATTACGGGTTTTGTTGCAGGTCTTGGACAAGAAGCACTTAGCTCATCTGACGCGTTACAAAAATTTAAGTCAACCATGCAACTTGGTGGGTTTGGTGAGAAAGAAATTGACAGTGCGACTAAGCAGGTTAAAAAATACGCTGACGATACTGTCTACGATTTAGGGACTGTTTCAAACACCACAGCGCAATTAGCTGCCAACGGTGTTAAAGACTATATGGGGCTTACTGAAGCTGCTGGTAACCTGAATGCACAAGCTGGCGGTAATGCTGAAACGTTCAAATCAGTAGCTATGATGCTCACACAAACAGCTGGTGCTGGTAAATTAACCACTGAAAACTGGAACCAGTTAGCTGATGCGATACCTGGTGCATCTGGCGTGCTTCAAAAGGCAATGAAAGAGAATGGCGCCTACACAGGTAACTTCCGTGATGCCATGGCCAATGGACAAGTGAGTGCTGATGAATTCAACGATGCACTGACTAAATTAGGTAGTAATGATGCTGCTAAGAAGGCAGCCACTGCTACCAATACATTTGAGGGTGCATGGGGCGCGCTTGAAGCTAACGTTGTTTCTGGTCTGGATAATATCATTGATAGAATTGGTAAAGATAAGTTAACTGGTGTCATAAATAATCTAGCGGGCGTAGCAACCTCTTCTTTCGGGGTGGTTGCTGACGTTATCATGGGAGTCGGCAAGGCTTTCGGAGTAATCAGCAATGGTTTATCCATGTTTGCGACAAGTTTTAAATATAACGTTTTGGGAGCGGTTTCTGACGGTAGCGTTGGCAAAAGAGTAGATGAAATAAAACAATCATTTTCTGGGTTAATAGATGCACTAAAACCAGTTGCGCAGGCAATAGGTGGTTTGTTCGGAGTTATTACCGGAGGTATTGTTACAACAGCCATTAAGCTCATTCAAGGAATAACTGACGGCTTTATTGGTGCTGGTGATTCTGCGGATAAAGTTAAGAAAAAGTTTGATTTCAGTAATATATTTGACACCATTGTTACGATTAGCCAATGGTTAAACGTATGGCACGAGACTTTGGGAGATATTTATAAGCCATTAGGAGAAATAATCGGCGCCATCGGATCTGGCGTATTTGAAGTGTTCGTTGATGTTATTTCTGATATAGTCGGTTCCTTTAAAGCAATGATTGGAGAAACAAAGGGAGCAACCGAAAATATCAATCCGGTAGCTAAAGCTCTTGAAGGTATTGCGAAACACAAAAACGCACTAAAGGCTATTGGATTAGCTATAGGCTCTATAGCAGTGGCGTTGCTTGCTGTTAAGGGCGCTGTTGGCGTTTTCAAGATGGTAAGTGATGGCATAACCACTGTGCGTATTGCCATAATGTTATTTGGCGATGCTTGGAAAGCGCTTAATACGATTATGAAAGCAAATATATTTGTCATCATAGTCACTGCTGTTATTGCCGTTGGTTTGGCTTTCTACGAGCTATACAAGCACAACAAGAAATTCAGAGAATTTATAGACGGACTAGTTAAGGGTGCGGCAGACTTTTTCAAAGGCGTTGGTAAATGGTTCGGTGAAGCGTGGAAAACTATTTCTGACTTCTTTAAAAAGGTTATTAATTTTGTAAAAGACGATTGGAAAGAAATATTATTATTTATTGTCAATCCTTTTGCTGGAGCGTTTGCGCTACTATACAAGCATAACGCTAAATTTAAAAAATCTATCGACGATATGTTGAAAGCTGTCATTGGTTTCTTCAAGGGAATTGGTAAATCTATCGGAAGTGGTGCCGGTGCGATAGGTAAATGGTTCGATGGACTAGTTAAAGGATTTATCAAAGGCTGGGACAAATTCATTGAGATAACAGTTAAACTCGCTAAAGGTTTTGGAAAGTTATTGTTATACGCGTTGGCAGTTCCTGTTGGAATAGCTATTATTATCGCTAAGCCACTGGTTGAACCGCTTAAAAAGATATTCAATGCTTTAATCTCTTGGACTAAAAAAGCTTGGAAAGGCTTAACTAGTTTTCTTGAAAAAATATGGGACCCTATTCAAAAAACATGGACTAAATCATGGAACGCCATTAGCAGCCTGTTTAGTAAAGTTTTGAATGGTATCAAGAAGATATTTACTAATGCTATCAACAACATTGAAAAAGTTCTTACCATTGGACTTAAATTCATTTCAAAGGCTTGGTCTGCCACATGGAATGCAATCTCTAATGTGTTCGGTAAGATATGGAAAGGGCTCCAAAAGTACGTCGAGAATGAATTGAATTTTTGGAAAAAGATTTTTACCGCCGCGTTAAGTTTCATTACCAAACTATGGGACAGATCTTGGGATTATGTTTCAGATACGTTTGAAAAGATTTGGAATGGCATCAAGAAGTTCTTTAAGCCAATCATCAAATGGTTGGAAGATGTGATTTCTGATGCTTTAAATGGTATCAAAAAGGCATGGAACAGGTCTTGGGATGCCATCTTTGATTTCTTTAGCGATACTTGGAATAGTATCAAACGTACTGGAAGCAAAGGAATTAACTCACTGAAAGATACATTGAGTGGCGTCTTGGATAAGATTGGCAAAACCTTTAGCGACACATGGGACGGTATCAAGAACGGATTCAGTGCTATGTGGGACGGTCTGAAATCTCTCGCTGGTAAAGGCATTAATGCGGTTATCAACATACCTAATGCAGGTATTGAGGGTATTAATGGCTTAATCCATGACTTTGGTGGTCCTAAAAGTACATTAAGTAAGATACCTAAAGTAGCCTTTGCCACTGGTACTGGTGCGTTTGGTAATATGCGCAGAGCAATTACTAATCCAACGATGGCAATTCTCAACGATGGGAACGATAGCCCTGAAACAGGTAACAAAGAGGCACTCATACACCCTAATGGTGCTATGGAGATTGTTCAAGGCAGAAACACAGAACGTCTCTTGATGCCTGGCACAGAAGTATTAAACGCAAGTGAGTTATCAATGTTAATGGGTAGTCAACACTTTGCTAGTGGTACAGGGTTCCTTGGTTCAATCTGGGACGGTGTCAAAGGCGCAGGTAGTTGGGTTGGTAAAACAGCCAGCAATGCATGGGATGGTATAAAAAGTGCCACTGAAAAGTACACTAAAATGTTTGGTTTTATTACAAACGCTATAGCACATCCAGTCAAGACACTTGAAAATGTCTTTGATCCCAAATCTGGCGGTATGGGTAACATGATGAATGGTTTGGCAACAGGTACATTTAAGCATGTTAAATCCCAAGCCGTTGATTGGTGGAAGTCCCTATGGGGCATGGCTAACGATGAAGCGAGCGGTGGCGGTGGTAGTTCTGAACTGCTGAAAGAAGTCATCAAGTTAGGTACTGGTAAACCTTATGTATGGGGTGCTACAGGACCCGACAGTTTCGACTGTTCTGGTTTGGTACAAGATGCCTTGCGACAAATGGGGAATAGTTTCCCACATTATTCAGGCGACCAATACAATAGTTCGACAGCTGTATCAGATCCAAAGAGTGGTGATTTAGCATTTTTTGGTGAGGGCGGTAGTCAACACGTTGGGGTTTATGGCGGAAATGGCAAGATGTTCAGTGCCATGTCCCCTGGATCAAACCCTAACATTGGTTGGGCTAAAGTGTCTGATTGGTCTGAAAAGTTAGCAGGATACCATCGTGTGCCTGGTCTTAAATCAGATGATAGTAAGAGTTCAAGTAGTAACCCTATGGCTAGCCTTATTAAAGGTCAAGTTGGCGGCATGTTTGATTGGATCAAGAAGTTCATAGCACCAACACAGGACAGTCTGGCTGAACCAGCGGGCGATGGTGTCGGTCGTTGGAAAGATGATGTCACTAAGGCATTAGGCAAGTTAGGATTGAGCACATCTGGTGGTATGGTATCTAAGGTATTACGTCAAATTCAAACCGAATCAGGTGGGAATGCTAGCGCTATGGGTGGTAATGATGGACTATCTGATGGTAACGCAACAGGTTTGATGCAGGTTAAGCCTGGTACATTCAGAGCTTACGCGGCAGCAGGACACACTAACATCATGAATGGATATGACAATATTCTTGCTGGTCTAGCCTATGCTAAAAGCAGATATGGTAGTGATCTATCGTTCCTTGGCCAAGGTCATGGCTATGCTAATGGTGGACGCACTCACGGTATTGGCATTGTTGGCGAAGTTCCCGGTGAAGATGAATGGGTCACTAACCCTAATCGTCAAACGGCTGATAGAAACATTATCGGCTCAATCAAAGAAACAGCGCAAAAACAACCTAACAGTTTTGCTGCTAAGTTGGCTAATATTGTTAATGGCGCTAAAAGCGGTATGCAAAACGTGATGTCACAACAGCCAGCTATTGCTGGTGGCAACACATTTAACAACAATGGTGGTGTTGATTTGAGTGGCGATGTTCATATGACAATTCAAATGGACAGTGGTGAGGTAGCTCGCGCAACATATCCAAAGATTAAGATTTTGCAGAACCAAGAAATTCAATTGAAAGGACAGACGACAGGTAATACGTATGGTTACTAAATATCAAGGCGACATCATCATTCAAAGACGTGATGGCACAATTTATGATTTGGACAAGGAAGGTATACGTGTTATCTCGTTTGATCCACCATCTGCCAATTTTCAGCACACATACACCCAAACGGGCGATTATGGTGCCGATTTAACTAGCACACAGGTACAACAAACTACCATTCCACTGACGTTCGATGTGACTGCTCGTGACAATTATGATTACGAATTACAAAGGCTCAAGGTACTGCAAATATTTAGCAGCATCGAGCCTTTTTATGTAATTAATATGCGCACACCATTTTTGAGATGGAAAGTTGTAGCGGAAGCTTTTTCATATCCACGACTGGGTAACTTTTGGAAAGCTAAAAGTGTGGCAGTGAATCTTGTTTGTTATGAGGGATTTGCAGAAAGCACAGCTACCACCAAAGATCCATTCACGTTTGATGGCGGTACTTACGGTATTGGTATGGGCATGCCGTTTGATACACCTAAGTATTCTTTCATCAACCGGACAAAGTTTAAATTCTTGAATCCATCACTGATACCATTGTTAGCTAACGAACGACCGGTGACACTGAATTTCAGAGGCGTTGCGCCCAGCGGCATAACAATACTCAATCACACGACAGGTCAATCGTTTAAATATAAACAGCCTTTAATAAATGATGACATATTCAAATTAGTTGGCTTAATTCCAATCGTCAACGGTCTACAGCGATTTGGTAATTCTTATTCTGATCGCAGCTTCATTGATTATGCAATAGGATACAACGAAATGGAGATTGTGGGTTCAACTGATTTCACGCTAGATTTCAATACGAGGTTCTACTACTAATGACAAGAAATATAGTTTTTATTAAACAAGCGATAGGCGATGAAACGCCTGTATCCGTCTATAATTTGTCAATTACCGAATCATTAAATGAGTTAAGCACGCTAACATTTTCATTTGACAGCGAGGGGCAAAACAGTGTTGCAGCGCAAATGATGGCGCCTCAAACACGTGTTTTAGTGCCTGAAACCAATCAATGGTTTAGGTTAAGCTCTGTCAATCCAGTCCCTTTGGGAAAGACGAGGGCATATTCAGTGTCTGCAGTTCACGTAGGTACTGATTTACATGATATGTATGTGGATAAGCGTTTAACAAATACACAAAGTTTAGATGACTGTATGAAGTTCATTACTGATGGTACTGATTTTAAATACATTATTCACGATACATTTAAAAATTACTCGTTTAGTGACGGATTTGGCGGTGATTTTTCAGACAGTTTGTTAATGAATACGCTCAAGAGTGATTTTGGGTTTGAGTTCTATTTTGATAACTGGACAATTCATATTTACAAGCAGTTGGGAGACGTTGACCAATTTGTCTTTGTTGACGGATATAATGCCACTAAAATATCATGGACAGAAGATTATAGCAACATCAGGACGTCAATCAAAGGGCTTGGTAAGCAGAATGATAATGGTTCTTATGCCGCTAGCGCTGAATATAGAAGCCCTAACGCTAATATATGGGGTGTCAAACAAGCAGCGACCGTACAAGATGATAGGTTCACTGACGGTAGCTCATTGCTCGAATACATTAAGTCGCAACTACAAGATTACCCAATCATTCAATATACGATGGAGCGAGCAGAGTTTGAGCATGGTGCCAAGCTGTCAGAGTTTAACAGCATTAAGGTTGGCAATTCTGGTTTATTGAAGGACAGATTCGGCATTGACGTAGACACACGAATTGTTGGCATGACTTATTTTCCACAAGATCCAAAACAGTCAGATACTTTGACTTTTGGTAATAAAATATTTGATTACGCGCGTAATTTGGCGATGCAGCGAGATGCCAGAACGTCAAACAAAACGATAGGAACGGCTTTAAAGGCTGTTTCCAGGAGAGTTGATACGATTGTTAATGATGGCGTTTGGTATGTTTGGAGGTAACGATGGCAATTAATTGGGACGGGCAGAGACCCGCTGTTGTGGTGGACGTCAGTGCGACGAAATTTTACAAAGGGGCATATGTTTCGCCCGATGGCGATATAGATAATGCAAGATTGCTGATAGGACCCGATGGGTTCCATTTTACAAAATCAGATTTCAGTGATTTTAAATTTGACAAGGTCACTTTTGAAGCGTTAAACAGTGGTAATCACGAGTTATCATTTGACACTTCGGGTCATTTATTAGTTGATGGAAAAATATTAGTTGATGAAAACGCTAAATTTGAATTAAAATCAGAGAAAATTCCTAGTGGGAGTGATTTAGACAATTACACCCAAGAGGGATTTTTTTATTCAGACAAAGATAAAGATGTTGTTAGTATGACAAATGCACCGACAACACATGCCTTGACAATGCAAGTTTATCGTGCGGCGGGTGTTGTTCAAATCGTCACTGAATACACGACTAATGACTCAGCAGGGACGTTCATACGCTCATATTATGACGTGAACAACATATGGAGTCCGTGGCGCAGAGTTATCACGAGTGACTCCAGTGGCAATATCAAAGCACCAAGCGGGGCACTACTTCAAGAAGTTAAAAGCGTTCAAACAAAAGTTAATGGGTTAGGAACTTATTACGACGCCAGTTCTTCAATCATATTTGTTCGTTCAGGCAAGATCGTGACGGCATATGGCAATTTAAAAATTGCAATAGATATTACTGATTTGAACTCATATCATGCCGAAACGCTCATTCCTAGTGACTGCTTGCCATTTGCAGAATATCGTGTTGCAATAGCCACTAACGCACCTAGTAGTAAACAAAAAGTCCGTGGCGACTTAGTATTTCAAACTAATGGTGGTGTCACGCTAGATGACGTGTCAATCGGTGAAACAAATGTTATTGGTGGCACATTGCCGGTAGGTACCACCATTAGAATATCAGCAACATGGGTTGTTGCTTAAGGAGACACATGGAAAAATTAGAAACAAATCTTGACTTGAACCTAGGACAGGTCTTAAGAACCCAACTAGGCGATAACTTTGAAAAAATACAAGTCGCGGTTGATGGTCAAGGCGACACACTCAACAAGCAAATATTAGACATGTTGGGTGGCGTACCATTAGCCAGTCAAAACGAAGTGACACAAGCACGGATTGACCGTTCAGGAAAGCCTTATAAGACTTTGAAATCACGTGGTGACGCTGACCAAGCAACAGCTGAAACAGCATTGAATGAAGGACGTGAAACAAAATCAGAAGTCATTGAGGCACGTTCGGACAATGCAGGTAATGGGTACAGCACACTTAAAAACCGCTTAGACCACCAAGACAGTGAAATTGACACCAAGTTATCACAAATTAGCCTAACACCTGAAGTATTTGCTAACTCAGCAGCGCTAAAGAGTACCTATCCAAGTGGTAAGGCAGGTATATTTATCACGTCTGATAATGGTCACAAGTACTTGTGGTCAAATGGCTCATGGGTTGATGGTGGTGTTTATCAAGCGGTTGGCTTAGCTGATGGTGTAGTTGATTCACGAAAAATAGCTAAGCGCACAGATGTGACTAATCAAATGACCGTATTAGCTAATCGCTATATATCGACTAGCAACGTGAACATTGCTTATATTACCTCGCCTAATTTTTTTGTAACTAAGATACCAGTATTGCCACAAGGGACGATGAGATTACCAATCTTGCCCATCGACGCTAAATTTATTGCAGCCACCTTGGCAGACGGCAACACTTTGGTATTTGAAAAAACAGTCGATGAATTAAATGCTGGTGGGTCATCATTCACACGTCAAGGGTACACAGTTACTGACTCTGAATTAGTAATTGATATGCAATATGTTTTCAATCAATTGACTGAAAAATACATCTATATTGCCCAGCCATACACTCAGCAGTCTCAGCTATATGTCAAAGTAAGCAAGGAGCAATATTTAACTGATTTAATGGCGCTGAGTGACACTAATAATGTGACTAACAAGGCACTGACCGAGCTTTCAAATGAGTACTTGCCAGTTGATATTAAGCCACTCTACCGTCAACGTAATATCTCTTGGAATACCACGACAGGCGAGCTGAATTTTGGTAACAGTGATGTCTATGCTGCCATGGAATTAACTAATTTGCCCGACAAAGGTTTGATGAAATTCAAACAGACAGTATTAGACAGTGGTCAATTCATTATGTTGTTTGACAATACAGGGAAGGTCATTGCCAATTTTGGTACACAATACAATGATGGTACTAAGACACTAGATTTTCTCTACTTAGATGGCACTGATGTTGTGTTTGATTTTAAGAAGGCACTAATTGCCAACCCAAAGATGGCTAAGATGCAAATTACACAAATGCGTGGTGACATCTTTACGTTTAAACCGGTGTTCTACGGTGTTAAAAATGTTTCAGAAGTTCTTAAATGGGCAGACGCTACAAATGAGACACAAGACGAGCTAATGTTACCATCTGTTTATCCTGTCATGAATGGCAAGACTGCTAATGTCGTATTAACTAATTTGTTAAAATCAGGCAGTGTTTATGATGATAAGAATGTCATTGCAACTAAAACACTTGGTACTCAAAAGATAGGATTGGTTGAAGCAGCAGACACGCAATTAGGCGTTAAGACAAGGAATGAAGACCCTTATCAATATATCCCTGTTCAGCGTGTTGATGCCACTAAAAATGGCGGAAATAAGTCAGTCATGATTATTGGTGAGTCAACATCTGAATCACTTTATTTGTTGGATAGTATTCGTGATCGTTTGGCGTCTGATGCCACTAAATTTACCTTAGTTGGCACACGGGTAAAAGATGGCGTTAGTCACGAAGCACGAAGTGGATGGGGTGCTGGTGCGTTGCACTATGTTGACAAAACCGATGATACAGGCAATACGAACTCATTCTACAATCCAGAAAAGAAGGAATTTGATTGGGCTTGGTACTTGACACAGAATAACATGGCAGCGCCTGATATTGTCGTCATTAATTTTGGATTAAACGATCCCAACCGGTATGTTACTAATGGTACGTCGTTGTCTCAAACAGACCACTACAACTTTTTCATTAGTCAAATCAGGGCTGTTAAACCAGATACGGTGATTGTTATTGGTTTAACACACATCTACTCATCATTTGGCAATTTCCGAAATGATGCCCGTAGAGATAACATTGCAGCATTGCTCAATCAAACAATTCAAGATTTCGACAATCGCACTGATGAGCGTATTTATATTGCGCCATATTATTTGAATATCGATACCCTTTGGGATATGCAATATCAGCAAATACCAGCTAATGAATACCAGCCAGAGAGAGTGGACTATATTGGAATAGACCACTTCCACCCCTCTGAAATAGGTTACAAGAAGATGGCGGACGTGATGTATGCTGCTATCAAACAGACGATTTAGGTGTATTAAATGAAAAAACATTTTTGGAAAAATAGAAATTGGGTCACGGTAGCGGTTGAAGAAATCATCATTGGGGCGATTATCATGCTACATTATCAGCAATTAGACGGTCGTTTACCGTGGGCATTAGGCTTGCTGGACAACCCGATATTAGGGCTCATTTACGTATTGATTGGCTTTACCTTGCTAGTTAACTCATTGTGGGACTTTTACTGGTATCGCATACGTTTGGTGCTGATAGCGTTATCGGGGGGCATGTGGGCGTTACTATCAGGCAGTTACATCATGAATATTGTCGTCACTGGTAACGTGACCATTGCACCATTCATATTTATTGTCATCACGATTAATGTGTTTCTAAGCGCATGGGAAGAGCCACGCTACAAATTGAAAGGCGGTGAGCGGTATTGAGTATTTAGCCCCAACACTAGCTGTTATCGGCACCATCGCCACCGGTTTCTTTGCGTGGCGTGGCAAAAAAGAAGATACTGTTAAAAATCACGATGACACAGTTAGTGAGATGTTCGCCACGCAGGGCGCATTAGTCAAGGAGTTGTCCGATCAGGTTTCTGTTTTGAGCAGTGAGATAACTAAATTACGCACTGATAATGGCAAGTTAACTGAAGAAAACGAATCCTTGCGAACAGAAGTACGCAAACTGACATCAAAAATTGATGAACTAATGAAGACGGTTTAGCCGTCTTTTTTTGAGGAGAAAATATGAGTAAGACAGATTTAATCGGCATTTTAATCGCATTGTGGACGAGCGGCATTGTAACCGCTGTCGTCCATGCGGGCATCAAGTTGATTAATGCTAACACGAAAAACAAGCGCTTATTAGCATTTACTAAGTGGGCGGAGCAGGCGGTGGCGTTTGCTGAAAATAATGCAGATACACCGGCTGAAAAAAAGCGCGAGGCAACAGCATTCTTGTATGATCGTTTAATAAAAAATAAGGTACCATTCAATTTTTCAGACGATCAAGTAGATGCTGAAATTGAAAAGGCGGTAGCCAAGTTGCATGATTGGCACCCAGAAGTTAAAGAGGAGGAAAAATAACCATGGGAGAAGTATATTCAAAATCCATAACAAGCAAAGATCCACGTCCGATGTTTAATGGTGGATTGCGACAACGAGCTATTGATACCATTGTTGTGCATCATAATGCTACAACTAATAAAGATGTCGCACTTAACACATGGTTAGTATCAGCTGGTAATTGGACATCAGCACATTATGAAATCACAGACAATGAAATTATTGGTGCTGTTGGTGAAAACTATGTTGCCTACCATGCAGGTGGAACAGGTGGCGCAGACGTTCCTAAGATGTCTGATCCTAATGGGCGTTCCATTGGGCTCGAACATGTCAACTCAACAGGTGCACCATCATGGGGAGTATCTGATGCGACATTGCGCAATTCAGCACGATTAATTGCAGATATTTGTAAACGTTACAATTTGCCAATTAATCGCAACACGATTAAATTGCATCGTGAAGTCACATCAACAGCTTGCCCAGGTGGTTTAGATATTGATAAGTTGATTCGCTACGCGCAACAAGCAGCAGGTCAAAAACCAGCACAGCCATCAAAAGCTAGTGTAACTGCTAAAAACACAAGTGCTATTCAAGCATTTAAAAATGCTAGTAATGAATTTACGGCATACGGTAAGTTTCGTGTTGATGAGGTAAAAAATGTTAATGGCATTATGCAGCTGATCAACTATGGTCTTGCTGGTGGCAAAAACTTTAATTGGACATATAATGGTATTCCATGGGCGCTTGTCGATAATACAAGTCGTTCTAACTCCGAAAACGTTCGTGTTGGCGACTATGTGAAATTTGATAACAATAATAACACTGGTACTGTTGATGATTACGACAATGCATCTAATGGCGTTGGTATCAAATACGGAGATTATGGCGAAATTTGGTTTGATGCCACGGCGTTCTCAAAAATTTAATAACTACGAAAACACCCAACTGGATAACTCTGGTTGGGTGTTTTTATGTGATATAATGATTAAAAAAATAAAGTGAAAATAAAAATGTCGAAAAAATTTGTATATATTGATGAATCAGGCAATTTTGGTAGTGATGGGCGCTATTTCACAATTGCGGCCATTGAAGTAAGTGAATCCAACCATAAAAAATTAATTAGAAATATGAGAAGAATTACTGGTCAAGTAAAACGAAATTTTCCAAGCGTTGCTACAAGTCTTGGCGAAGTAAAGGCAGCAAATAGCGACATAGTAATTAGAGAATACGTTATTCGTAAAATAGTAAATTCTTATTTTGTTGTTCGTTATATAACCGTTGACTTAACCAAAATTGACAGCAAGTTACTTGAAAATCAGAATATTTTGTATAATTATTTGGTTTCATATATAGTTAAACCAATTATAAAACACTTAGGTGATGGCGATAGGTTAGAATTTTATATCGATGAAAGAAATCAAGCCGTGAAAAACGGATTTAACATTGATGAATATATAAAACACTTAGCTTGGTTTGAAATGAAAAAATATACATTAGGGATCGAGGTTAAATCTGTTAAATCGCATAAATTCGAGGGAATTCAGGTTGCTGATTTCATTGCGCACGCCATTCAATGTAAGTTCGAATACAATTATGAGCCTTTTCTTGATAAAATACGTCCAATAATTGGCACAAGACAACATTTTCCCTATAAAGAATTTGGAAAATAGTATTGCGTGATTTAAATAAATTTGTTATTATAATGACATAAGGGTACATTAGCCAATACATGTCGGGATTAATATGTTTATATCTCAGCTGTTGTGCACAAGCCGGTGTATTGCAATACCCGTACATATTAAAGAAACGCCTACTCGGAAAAATCCTCGCAGGTGTTTTTATTTGCGTTCTATTCAAGTATTTCACTAGCCTATTCATCTAATGTACGTTGTTGCTCACTTGTTAATTCAAGTGGCTCATTATATTTTTGGTGCGCATCAATCAAGTAAATATCAATGCCGGTCTGTTTGCGAATTGTCACGGGTGGCATGATTCTTAAAATAGTACGTATTGTTTGTTCGTTGATCATATTATGTCCTTTCAAATTAATGATACGAGATTGAATTAAAAACGCTTTTAATTGTAGCCTATTTGTAGCCCTTGTATTAGAAATTAATAGAAACAT